TTCGGATTATTAGCTTTAATGACTAGTGAGAAAACAACAGAATACTTTATGCCAGCTTTAGTATGTTTAATGTCAGAATTTAAAATTTTTGAGATGCCAGAATATATGTTTGAATTTAGTTCAATGGACAAAAAGGGGTACTCTCTACCTGGAAAAGTTGGAAGATTTCATATGGGTCAAGGGATATTTCACTACAGTTCATCTTTCTATCACTCATTAGTATTGCAAAGTATCAATGATATTCATTATACACTATTTAGACCTCCAGGCATAAAATATGATTACAGAGCCTTTTGTACTTCTGATGATGCTGCTAATATGTCTTGTGTTAGATTGGGAAACAATTCCAGTGAGAGTAGAAAGAAAGAAAGTCTTGATTTCTTAATGAAATTCTATGTGATATTTAGAGACACTTTAAAGTATTACGGTATTAAAACTAGTGATTATAAGAATATTGTTTCAAAGGACAAGATAGAATTTAATTCATGTTATTATTCAAAGGGTGGTCTCGGTTCAAATGATCTCAAATTTATATACTCTCTAATTCAACCTAATACTTCTGGAAATGTTTATAAGGATGCTATGTCAATTTATTCTACTTATGATATGTCAATTAATTCCGGTTGTTCTGATAAAGTGTCTATAATAATATCAAAGTGCAATATGTTAGTTAAAATGAGACAATGGAAATGCAGGCCACATATAGTTGGTATACCAGATGATAATCTTATAAGACAGGGAGTTGAAATTTTAGAGCCTAGTAATGAAGATTCTGATGAAATATTAAGATTCGAGACTAACGTTAGGTTTAAAAGAAGAGAGAGAATTAAGAACACTGAAATTGTGAGCTCATCTTATAGTTATCTAAAGATATTAAGGAAAGTATTAGTAGCTAGCATGCTTGATACAAGAAAACCTGAAACTTTTAAATCATTAATCACTTATTCCAAAGAAAATTTTATTAGACTACCTGATTGTTATTATAGCAGAGAAACTGGAGGACAAGATAAAATGAGTTTTGAGTTATTTTTTAAAGAAACAATATGTAGACAGGATGGGTTGATTCTTATAAAATCTGGCAAGCAGAAAACTAGTGTATCATTAATGTCAG